GGCGCCGGTGTGAATGGCGTCCGGAAGGCTCTCGGTACCGGAGGGCCACTGGATGGTTTGCGGAAGGGAGGCTTTAACGCCAAACTTGGCTCCGAAGACCAGGGCCCCGCTGAGCGCGGACGCGATCGAGTAGCTTCCGGTGCCGGACGAACCGGGCGTGAGGACCGAGAGGGTGAAGGTGTCGTCCGTGATCCGGTTGTACCAGAACGTCGCGAACGCCCTGTACTCGGCCGACACGGGGGTGGCGAGCGTCACGATGTTCGTGGAGCTGTCGACCTCGAGGACCTTGACCGGAGGGCGGGATGAAGCGTCCCGCCAGGTCTTGCCGACGTAGACCGTGACGAGGTCCGGGCGGTTCGTCGGAAGGTCAAGGCGACCGTTCGTGATGGTGGTGTAAGTCGCCTGGCCGAGGGGCGTATCGCGACCGTTTCCGCTGGTGGGGACCTCCGGAAGGAGGAACTTGGTCGTGGAGACAGTGCTCGTGGTCGTGTCGACGAACCTGGCGCAGGGAGCGCCGAAGATCCTGTCGTCGACCAGCATGCCGACGATCTGGGTGGAGTCAAAGGACGCGGACCCGGTCTTGTCGCCGGCCTGGACCTGAAAGGCCGTCCCCCATTGGATCTTGGACTGGTCGCCGTCGTTGACGACGATGAAGTCCGGACCGTTGAGGAAGTCGCGGCGGCCGGGCGCAATGCCGACGTTCCCGACCGTGATGATGTTGCTGTTCGGGAGGTAGTCGAACGTATCCTGGAACGTGTTGAAGTAGTAGGTGATGAGGACCTTCGAGCCACTCTTCGGCGCGAAGGGAAGGCCGACGAGGCGCTGGGAACCGTCGACCGACTTGGCGAGGACTTGGGTCCCGTTCACCGTCACCGTCACCTTGGACGGGTCTGTCGTCGTGATGCCACCATCAGAGCCATCGACCACGGGGCCGTTGAACACGCGGAATGACTGCGTGCGAGCGGTGTAGTCGCCCGCATTGAAGCCGAGGACTCCGTTCGCGCCGCCGCTACCGACGAGGATGTTTCCGAGGGCGATCAGCTGGACGTGGGCGAGCCCCTCGTTGTCGATGTGCACCGAGGCTGTGAGACCCGGGACGTTCGCGGCGTTCACGTCGTTGGCGACGTCCGTGGCGGTCCGCGTGACGCCCGACGTCAGGACGATCGTCACGGGGACCGTGTCGTCGAGCGTGATGTCGAGCTTGTCGTTCGAGCCGAGGGTGACCGCGTAAGTCTCCGTCTTCGGAGCGACGAGGATGGCCGGACCGTCGGTGATCTGGGCCGACACGTCGTCGGTGATCCGTGTATCCTTGCGGTGGAAGAAGTAGTTGATCGTGACCTTGTCGTCCTCAGCCGGAGGCACGAGGAGCGAGACGAGTCCGTTCGGACCGTCGATGGCCGCGACGACGACGGGGGCTCCGTTAACGGAGACCGAGACCTTGCTCGCGTCGTAGGTAGCCGAGCCACGGCCTTGGCCGTCGACGATCGGATAATTGCGGACCTTGAACTTCGATTTGTTTCCGTCCTGGTTCCCGAGGATCGGGCTTTGGACGGTTCCACCGGAAATCCAACGACCTTGGGCGTCCTCGCCGAAGATCGGTGTATCCGCGACGCTCGAGGATCCGCGGATCATCTCGAAGTTCGTCTGGGAGAGAGACTCTTTGCCCACGCCGATCAGGACCGGGACCCGGAGGCCCCCAAGGAGCAGGCCAACCGCCGGCTCGACAACGGTCTGCGCGTAGACGCCCGGAGGTGCGTAGGTCGTAAAAGGTCCGATGCCCATGTTAGCTCCCTTCAGTGAGCAGAAGTCTAAATACCGGTATGCGTCTCTTCTCTAGAGCAGTGTGGGGTATGCGTATGCGTCTACGTGAAGGGTCACTTCAACCCTGCACGCCGCATGAAGAGCCTATTGGAGGGGCCTACTCGGATGTCTTCGGGGCGGACTTCTTCGCCTTGTCGAGCAGCTTCAGAGCCTTCTCACGGTCGCGAATCGTGCTGGCGTCGGCAGGGGCTATTGTGTCCCCGGCCTGGGACACTGCGTTCGTCCCGGCCTCCCGGCGCACCTTGTCGCGAGCTTCCTTGCGGGCGTTATATTCACCCCACTTGACCTCAGCCGACCGGCCGACCGCCTTGTCAACAACCGGATAGTCAAGATCGTGCACCCCGCTGTTCCCGTGAACGCCGCTGCCGGCCCCCTTGTCGACCCCTCCGGCAAACTTGAAGCTGAAGGAGGAAACGCGGATGCGCTCCGCCCTGTTCTTGCAGTTCGGGCACGGGTGATGGTCGAAGTACTCCTGGATCTCCTCCTTCTTCAGGAGAAGCTCTTCGAACTCGGCATCACAGTCGTCACAAAAGTACTCAAAGGTCGGCAAGGTTCACCTGCCGAACCTTACTAACGGACTCGCTCGTAAGTGAGGTCCCGCCCGATAGATACGCCGACCCCGGCGGCCCCAAGCTGACCCGTCGACCGGAGAAGGTCAAGCGGATAGCTCCCGTCAAGGTACCCATGCTCGACCTCCGCAGCGCGAGAGGTGTTCTCCGCACGGATGACGGTTATCGGCAGAGGCACGTACACCTCCCAGTCGACGCGAAGGGAGAGCGAGACGGTCGTCTCGTAGTAATACTCGTCCGTGTCAGAGTTATATACCTCCTCATTCTCGCCGCCGGGGGCGATGTCGAGGAGCTCCAAGCCCTCGAACCCAAGGGAGTTCTGAATTTCGAGGACCTTCACGATCACATAGTCCGCGAGCTTCTCGCGATCCTCAGCGTCGCGGGCGAACACGATGAGTTCAAACGCGACCTCATACTTCCCGCCGTAGACCTCGGCCACGTCCGTCCGCTCGTCCGTGACGACCACACACTGCTTGTCGCACTCTTGCGGCCGGTCGCCGAAGGCGATGACGACGCCCGGTACAGCGTCCAGATTCACCTGCTCTCGCTCGTAGTGGAACGGACCCTGGGTCGGCATGACATAGCGATAGTCAGCATAGATCACACCGCCTGTCGGAGTCTCCTTCAGGAAGGTGACCTCACCGGTCTCATAGTCGGTGATGAAGTCAGTTCCGGGGACCAGCGCGCGGCGGCCGTCCAGCCAAAGACGAACGGACCCCGGGTAAAGGTTGCGCCTTGATATTTGCGCCTCCTTATCCCCGGAGCTCGTGAAGGTGATGAGAGGCTCGTTGATCTCCGTGAGGAGAGGCTCAACGACGAACTCTCCAGGAACCTTCCGCGCCTCGTCCGGAACGGAATTCACCAGGATGTTATAGACGCCGGACGGTGCGGGAAACACGTCCCTCCTCGGGGAAACCCGCTCGAGGACGTTGAAATTCTCCCGCACCCATTCTATCGTCGTCCCAGGAGCGTTCTCCACGGGAGCGAGCATGCAGAAGGAAGACAGGCGCCCGACGTAGTTGTCGGCGGACAGCCGCACGCGGTCCGCCGAAGCGCTGTTGACGATTATTCCACGCTGCGGGCGCTCTTCGAACGAGTACTTGTTAGTGACGTTCTCCGAGTCAGATCTGTACCTTGGGTGATCATAGAGGATCTTGCGAAGCTCCTTGATCACCCTCTTCTTAGTGGCATTGATCAGCCAGACCTTCATCAGCCTTTGACGCTACGGCTTGTCTTCTTTTTCTTCCCATCCGGGGTCTCGGCGGGAGTCGCCGCGCCTTCTACGTCCTCGGGGAGGGGAGCGGGCTGCGTCTCCGGCTCTGGCTCTGGTACGAAGGAAGGGAATGGATCCGACTCCACCGTCACGACCATGTCGACCGGCTCACGGTCCGGCACGGAGACGGCAAAGTCGGGTTCGGAGGGGGCCGGGGCCGGGGCCGGGGCCGGGGCTGCGGGGTCTCCAGAGGGAGTGGCCGCATTGTGGGCGTGGAGGTCTTCCTCACGATGGAAAGCCTGCTCGAAGTAAACTCCCTTATAGTAGGGCATGGATTGCCTCCTTTACCGGGGGCCCCGATAGAAGGACTAGTCCTCTTTCGAGTAACACCCGTCGGGTCCCCTGAGTTGACGATGGGTGGCTTCGGAGATCTTTTGACGAACTTCGTCGGAATGAGTTCTTCCTTTGAAGGAATTTCCCATCCGTTCTCTAGCCTCTTCACTCATGTTTCTGGCAGCTTCAAGAAGCTTCTCTTTTCTTTCCGGTGAAAGACGCTTCCCGCGATTGGCGTCCGCGATTTTCTTCACCACTTCAGGAGTCTTTGCACGTAAACCAGCCATCACAAACTTGGAGATCATTTCAGGACTGCGAGAACGATTACGGGCTGCAATGCTCTCACCGTTTTTCTTCGCAGACGCGCTGATCTTCGCCCGGGTTTCTTCACTAAGAGGTTTACCCTTACGTAAAGAAGATAGGTAAGCACGTCGGTCTGAAGTCATACTCTTTTTGGTGGCCGCCGAAAGCTTCTCCCGAGTAGTCAAGGAGTTCGATGAGGTGGCAGTGCCACCCTTCATTAAATTAAACCCAAACTGCGGAACCCAAGAAGAGAAAGACCTGATCCAGTCTTTCTCCGCCTCGTTCGCCTCCTCAAGTGAAGAACAGACCTCGAGGACCTTGTGGTTGAACGCGTCTTTCCCGTACTTGCGGATCGCGTTCCAGAAATGAGCACATCCGCGCCCTATTCTTGTCTTCGCGTTCTTCAAGTGCTGGTTCCATCGCTTCATCATCGTGAGCTTTGTCAACCCGATGTAGCAGCGACCAGTCTCCGTATGTATGTGGCGATATATTGTCCAGCGGAGTTCCATATGGACACTCTACCAGACCAATATTCGTAAACGTCAGTCCTCCATTTGGCTCAGCACGAGAAGCCCGGTGGCGACGGCCGTCATAGGGTCTCCGGCAGGCCTGACCTCTGAGATCTGGATGGGAAAACGGTCGCGCTTCTCTTCGAAACGTTCCTGGAACTTTTCGAGGAACCCGCCGGCTAGGGAGGTGCCGCCGGAGACGATGATCGGGATGGGCTTGGGGACGAGAAGCTCACTCTTGACCTTCACGAACTGGGCTATGATGTTGTCGATCGTGTAGTCGATGAGGGTCGACACAAAGAGGGCTATGGCCTCCTCACTCCGATCCTTCGGCTTCGTAATGTCGATGCCCGACTCCTTGAGAGAGCACATCTTGGCCTTCGTGGACCCGACGGCCTTGGCAGCGCCATTGTCGATCCAGTCACCCCCGCGGCCAAGAGAGAACTCGAGGGCCGACATGGCGTTGAACGCCAGGCAGACGTTCGTCATGCCCGAACCATAAGAGATGCCGAGACCGCAGAAGTTCTCGGCCGTGCACTCGGAGAAGATGATGGCGAGGGCCTCGTTCGCGGGCTCAGCGTCGTAGCCGAGCTCCTTGACGATCTTCCCGAGGATCGCGGCGTGGTATGTCACGTCCGAACCCCCGACGTCGACCGCGGCGGACGGAACCGAATAGCAGCATTTTTCCCCGGGCTTCTTCGGCTCGCCGAGAATCTGCTTCATCATGAGAGAGATGATCGTCTGGGCGTCGAGCTCGCCGGCGGAGATGAGGCCGCCCTGGAGCGGACGGCGGGCCTCCCGGTTGAGAAGGTTGGCGGTGTTCAGCGCGTCGTCCCCGACGACGATGAGCTTTCCGTCCACCTCGGCGAAGGCCGTGTTCGAGAGCTTCAGCATGCGCTTGTGCTCAGGGGGCAGATCGATGAACGCATCCCGGACGCGGGCCGTGGTGACCTTCTTCCCAGATCGCCTAGCGGAGACAAAGTTCATCGTCCCGCAGTCCAGGCCCACTCCGCAATCCTCCGGCAATTTGCTCATTTGAAAGTCTCCGTATCTGTCTTACGACAGAATACCCTACCCGGCGTCAGGGCTTCTTGCGCATCTTCCGGAGGGCGTCGACGCTCGAGCCCACGTCGGTCTGCACCTCCCCCTCCTGAACCTTGATGTTCGCCTGCGCGTCGTCCGGGACGATCTTCGTGGGTATGAACATCGGATCGGCCCCGCGGGCCGAGGGAGAGTACTCGTGAGCCTGGACGGAGCCTGGCCTGTATGGAACGACGGCCGGAGCGGGCATGGCCTGGATCGACTTGTTGATCTGGTCCATTCCCGCCGGGACGGCCCCCGCGAGCCCCGTCATCATCCTCATGAGCTCCTCCTGGTTCTTGAGGAACCTGTCGAAGGACTCCTGGGACACCGGAACGCCGGACACGGCCGGCGTGTCGATTCTCGACTGCGAGACCGGGGGAGACGGGTCCTGAGGGACCAGGGCCGACGGGGGTTGGCGAACGGACATGACGGAGGAAGGAGGCTGGCCCTGAACGTACTGCTTGTCCGCCCGGACCCACCTCTTGGCCTCGAGGCTTCGGGCGTCGTTCGATTGTGCCCAGGAGTCAGCGCGGACAGTGCAAGAGCCCTTCGCAGGCAGGAGAATTCCGAGGTCCTCCACAGTCAGGCTCGTGGAGAGCAGGTTGGTTATCTTGTAGAGCATCAACTCAGACGCCTCGCGAGGAGTTCCTCAAGCTCAGGGACGAAGTTTTCGACCATGACCTTCTCGAGGCTCTCCATGAACTTCCCAATAACGCCCTGAAACTTACCCTTCGGCATGCGAACGCCGCCCTCCGGAGTGTCCTCCACTGTCTTCGTCATCTTCAGGGAGACCTTGCCCTCCCTACTGACCTTCATGGACCTCGGAGAGTGGAGGGCGGCCTCGTGCTCTATCAGGCGAGTCTGGGCTGTCTTCGCGCGGCTGTTGAGGGTCTTCGGCGGTTTCCGGGCATCACGCCGTCCATCCCACACCGACTTCCGGGCGTCGCGCCGGGCGTCGCGCCGGCCGGTCAAGCGACCCGGCTTCGAAGTCGGCTGGAACCCGTACGTGCGTACGCCAGGGTCGTGGTCGGCGTCTTCAGAGTCATCACGTGCTTTACTAAGGGCGTCCTTGGTGTCCGCGTCATTGGTGTCGAAAGCGTCCTTCGGGACGAGAATTTCAAAGGTGATCGTCCTTCCGCTTACATGGGCGT